ACCTAGAAACTCAAAATCATATAAAATCAGTTTTCCTTTCTGATAAATTTTCTTGGTATTATCAACCAGATGTAACTAATCAAGCTGTAAAAGAAAAACGGCCAGGATTTGCTCATGTTCTTGTTTCTACAGGAGGAGAAATCAATAGTAGTTATCACGATTTAGTTTTACCTATAATAAAAAATTCTTGTAAAAAAGTCGATATGTTAGGTGAAAGAAGAATTTTACAAGGTAGAACATTTTTACAGCTGTCTATAAATTTAAAAAGTTATGATTTAGATATGCCTCATGTAGATTTAAAAGAATTTAAACATATGGTTATATTATATTATGTAAAAGACGCTGATGGCGAAACTGTAATTTATAATGAACAATATAAAGGTGATGAAAATATTCCTACAATTAATGATTTAACGGAAAAAACTAGAGTAAAACCAAAGCAAGGCAGAGTAGTAATTTTTGATGGTTTTTATTGGCATACAGCTGCTCAACCAAGAAACGGTGATAGATGTATTATCAATTATAATGTGGTCTAAATAGTTATATGGCACTAGAAGATAAAGTAAATGAAATTTTAGGTTTAGAACCTGCTAAAACTCCTAAACAAGATGAGTTTAAGGCACCTGTTCCTAGAACGGAAGAAAAAGATAAAACTGATATTGACAATGACCACAAGTATAGTAGAGAAAACTATTATAACTTAATTGAAAAAGGTCAAGAAGCAATTGAAGGTATATTAGATGTTGCAAAAGAAGGCCAACACCCTAGAGCATATGAAGTTGCAGGCAACTTAATTAAAAGTGTTGCCGATACAGTTGATAAATTACAAGACTTAAATAAAAAATTAAAAGATTTAAAAGAAGTGCCTAAAACAGCTAATGCAAATATTAAAAACGCATTGTTTGTAGGTTCTACTGCCGAGTTACAAAAGATGTTAAAAAAAGATGAAGTTATTGAAGGCAAAGCAACAACACCCGAAGAAAAAGATATTTCAGATAAGTAAATTAAGCTGGGTCAAAAACGGCATTATGTTACAAGATATATTAGATGGTAAAGAAATGAACGAAGCTGTAACAATTGTACATGACACCAATCCTAATTACGCTAAAGAATATTTTGTTGATAGAGGCAGTAGTAGAATAGAGGCAGCTGTCCAAATGGGATTTACCCATATCGAAGGAATAATTATAAATGAGTGACGCATACTTAGGTAACCCTAATTTAAAAAAGGTCAATACACCTGTTGAATTCACAAAGGAAGAAATAAAAGAATTTCAAAAGTGTGAAAAAGACCCTTTATATTTTATGGAAAATTATGTTCAAGTTGTATCACTTGACGAAGGCCTTGTGCCTTTTAAAATGTGGGAATTTCAAAAACATATCGTAAGGACAATACATGACAATCGTTTCACAATTTGTAAATTACCTAGGCAGAGTGGTAAGTCAACCACTACTATTTCATATTTGCTCCATTATGCCTTATTTAATCCTAATAGTAATATTGCTATTCTAGCAAACAAATCATCTACTGCTAGAGATATTTTAGGCAGACTTCAACTTGCATATGAAAATTTACCAAAGTGGTTACAACAAGGTGTAATTAACTGGAACAAAGGTAATATTGAATTAGAAAATAAATCAACTATTGTGGCGGCTGCTACATCATCAAGTGCTATTCGAGGTGGTTCTTTTAATATTATTTTCTTAGATGAGTTTGCTTTCGTACCGGCTAATATTGCCGAAATGTTTTTTAGTTCAGTTTATCCTACAATCTCCTCTGGTAAAAGTACAAAAATGATTATTGTATCAACACCTCACGGAATGAATATGTATTACAAGTTATGGGTTGACGCAATTAATAAACAAAATGATTATGTGCCTATTGAAGTACATTGGTCAGAGGTACCAGGTAGAGATGAAGAATGGAAAAAAACTACTATACGAAACACCTCGCCTGAGCAGTTTCAACAAGAATTCGAATGTGAGTTTTTAGGCTCAGTTGATACTCTTATATCGCCGGCAAAAATAAAAGCGACCCCTTATATTCCGGCGATTGAGAGTAAAAATGGTTTACAGATGTTTAAAAAACCAGATAAAAATAGAATGTATGTTTGTACCGTTGATGTTGCTCGAGGAACAGGAAAAGATTATTCTGCTTTTACTATGATTGATGTAACAAAAATACCTTACGAGGTAGTTGCAACCTATAAGAATAACGAAATAAAACCTCATATCTTTCCTAGCATAATCGAGCAAGTTTGTAAAGGATATAATCATGCACATATTCTTTGTGAAGTCAATGATATTGGCCAACAGATTGCAGAGATATTACAAATGGAACTTGAATATGATAATATGATGATGACCACACAAAGAGGTCGAGCTGGTCAAATATTAGGCGCTATGTTTAGTGGTCGTGGTACATCTATGGGTGTTCGTATGACCAAACAAGTCAAAGCATTAGGAACTTCTAGTATTAAGACATTGATAGAAAGTGACAAATTTATCATCAATGATTTTCAGTTAATAGAGGAGATGTCAACATTTAGTAGGCGTGGTAACTCCTGGATGGCGGAGGATGGTTGTAATGACGACCTTATGATGTGTCTAGTCATATTTGGTTGGTTGTCAAACCAGCAGTATTTTAAAGAGTTATCTAACTCAAATATACGAAATCAACTATACGAAGAACAACAGGCCTTGATTGAGCAAGATATGGCGCCTTTTGGATTTATAGATGATGGTACGCCAGATGAACTAAAGTCTGAAGTAGATGAGTACGGTACAGTTTGGCACCCCGTAGTGCGAAAAGGACTGTAAATTGCGTATCTTATAAATATCTGTATGACAAAGTTTGAATATGGGCGTATGAATAATACGAAGTTTGAAAAGACAAATTATGTTAAAAAAGGTAATTAGCTAATTAAAGGAGAATCCTATGGCATTTCAAGTATCACCAGGCGTTCTCGTACAGGAAAGAGATTTAACTAGAATTATTCCTGCTGTTTCAACAGCTATCGGTGCTTTTGCTGGTTCATTCAACAAAGGTCCTTTAGATGAAATCGTAAGCATATCTAGTGAACAAGAACTTGTAGAAACTTTTGGTAAACCTGATTCAAGTAACTTCGAATACTTTTTCAGCGCTGCTAACTTTTTACAATATTCTAATTCTTTAAGAGTAGTACGAGCAACTCAAACATCTGCTGTTAATGCTTCTACATCTGGTACAGGTGTATTAATCAAAAACACAGATGACTGGACAAATAACTATGCTTCAGGCGGTTCGGCTGGTAACGCAGATTTCGTTGCTAGAGAAGCTGGTACAGATGGAAACAATTTACTTGTTTCAGTATGTCCAAACGCAACTGCTTATGAGCAAAACGCAGTAACAACTTTAAACGATTCATCAACTTCAGTTGGTGACACAACAGTAACCGTAACATCAGGAACAGGTATCAATGTAGGTGATATTTTATCATTTTCAACTACAGCTGCTACTAATGACTATGATGACGGTGAATTCTACAGAGTAACAGGTGTATCTACAAATGATATTACTATCGTTCAACATCCAAGAGGCACAGGCGGCCTAAAAAGAGCGTTGACAGATGGTTGTAATATTAGAAGAAGATGGAGATACTATGACTCTGTTGATGGTGCACCAGGAACATCAGCATATGTTTCAGACAGAAACGGAAGTGGTGATGAACTTCATGTAGTTGTAGTTGACGAAGACGGTGGAATTTCAGGCGTACCTGGAACTATTTTAGAAACATACTCAAATGTATCTAAAGCTTCAGACGCTAAAGACCCACAAGGTAATGATAACTATTATCCAAATGTTATCTACACTAAATCAAGACACATTTTCTGGACAAAACATAACTCTAGTGGTTCAAACTGGGGTAATGCAGCTTCTGGTACAACTTACACAGCCGTTAATACACCAACAAGTGAATCACTTTCAGGTGGCTCTAACGGTTCAACTGTAACAACTGGTCAATTAAAAGACGCATACGATAAATTTAATGACGCAGAAACAGTTGATATAAGTTTAATCATTGCTGGTCCATGTGACGCTACACATATTGAAAACTTAATCACTATCGCAGAGAACAGAAAAGACTGTGTTGCTTTTGTTTCTCCTGAGAGAGCTGATGTAGTAAATGTAACTAACTCAAATACACAAAAACAAAATGTTATTGACTTCTATTCGTCAATTTCATCTTCTTCATATGTGACATTTGACTCAGGTTACAAATATATGTACGACAGATACAATGATGTTTACAGATTTGTACCACTAAACGGTGACATGGCAGGTCTATGTGCTAGAACTGACCTTATTGCAGACAGCTGGTTCTCACCTGCTGGTTTCAATAGAGGTGTAGTACGAGGCGCTGTTAAACTTGCATTTAATCCTACAAAAACACAAAGAGATGAGTTATATCCAAAAAGAATTAATCCAGTAGCAACCTTCCCAGGTCAAGGTACTGTATTATTCGGTGATAGAACTGGCTTAGCAACTCCAAGTGCTTTTGATAGAATCAATGTAAGAAGATTGTTCATCACTTTAGAAAAGGCAATCTCAACTGCTTCTAAGTTTCAATTGTTTGAATTCAATGATGAGTTTACAAGAGCAAACTTTAGAAACATTGTAGAACCTTTCCTAAGAGAAGTACAAGGTCGTAGAGGTATTACAGACTTCTTAGTAGTCTGTGATGAAACTAACAATACAGGTGATGTAATTGATAGAAATGAATTCAAAGCAGAGATTTTTGTAAAACCTGCTAGAAGCATTAACTTCATTACACTTTCATTTGTAGCAACTAGAACTGGCGTTTCGTTTGACGAAGTAGCAGGTTAAGGTAGAGGAGAAAAAAAATGGCAAACATTAACGACTTCAAAGCTAAACTTGCTGGCGGTGGCGCTAGAAGTAACCAGTTTAAGGTAACTATGCCTTTTCCAGGTTATGCACAAGTTGGTGGAGAAACTGAAGACTTAGCATTTTTATGTAGAAGTACAACATTACCAGCAATGAATGTTGGTGTGGTAGAAGTACCATTTAGAGGCAGAAAAATCTACATTGGCGGTGATAGAACATTTGATGAATGGTCTATCCAGGTTCTTAACGATACAAACTTTAAGTTAAGAAACGCTTTTGAAAGATGGCAAAATGGTATCAATAATATGTCAGATAACGAAGGATTAACAAATCCTGTTGATTATCAAGTTGACGCATTTATTGACCACTTAGACAGAAACGGAAACACAATTAAATCATACACTTTAAGAGGTGCGTTTCCAACTGGTATTAGTGATATTGCATTGAACTATGACGAGCAAGCGGCTATCGAGGAATTCGGTGTCACTTTCCGTTATCAATACTTTGAAAGTAACACTACCACTTAATTTTTAAGCGGATAAGTATTACTAACAAAAGAGGAAAATATAATGGCTGAATTATTTGGATTTTCTATAACACGACTTAAAAAACAGTCGGATCCAAAACAAAGCTTCACAGTAGCTCCAGCGGACGATGGTACACAAACTATCGCCGCTGGCGGCTATTTTGGCCAGTACCTTGATATGGAAGGTACTGCTAAAACTGAAGCAGATTTAATCCGAAGATATAGAGAAATTTCATTACATCCAGAGTGCGACTTGGCAATTGAGGATATTGTCAACGAAGCAATTGTAGCTAATGAAAACAAAGAGGCTGTAAGAGTAAATGTAAATAATTTACCTTATGGTAAAGATGTTAGAAGAAAAATTGAAGATGAATTTAAAGAAGTATTAAGGTTAATGAACTTTAATACAAA